ATGGCGTACAATTTCTAATTGAATAGGAGATAATGGTGGAAGACCAAGATATTTTTTATCTTGAACAAATACCTCAATTGATACTGGTTCCATGCTAAGTTCTTCTTGTCTTAGCAGTCTATCAAAGTCTTTGAATTCTAGATTCATTCCTAAAAAATCTGACATAGTTTTTGCACCTTTATGAGCGATAATACGGGATACAAATCGTAACCTCGTTTTTAAACCTTTATGAGAAACAATTCGGGATACAAATCCTAGCCTTGTTTTTCAACCTTTATTAAACAAAATTCACGTTACAAATCCTAGCCCTAATTAACAATCTCTGCATCCTCAATATCAGGAGCAACATAAGTTTCTGGATCTGACGCGGCAGCAACATCCCCATTCATTATCTCAAAAGCCAATGACAATTCACTCCTAACTTGCTCTGCAACATCTGGGTATTGTGAAATAACATCTCTTAAAATCTTTGATAAAATCTGATTAACACTTTCTGCCTTTTGCATCCGGGCAATGTAGTCACTATCAGTGGAATTTGTTCCAGTCATCAACTTATGCAAGTTAGCTTTTTTAACAGCAATATCAGCAGCCAACTTCAAAGCCTGGATTCTTACAGCAACCATCCCATGATCAGTTGCGATTGAAACAGTCTCCCATGCTTCTTTACTTAATTGATCAAACTCTTGTAGAGCTTTTATTGTATTAAACTGGATTTTTTCTAGAAAGTAAGGGTCAGAGTCGGCTCTTCTTTGTAGAACATTCTTGTATTGTTCAACATACTCTTTAGCCTTTGATGTGCTAACACTAAGGAGTGAACCAATCTCATTATATGAATAGCCCTTGATATGTAAAACACCAGCATCTTCAATATCTTTTAGTTCCGCTACAATATCTTTATTGGCTTTTTCTATTTCAGACATCTTGTATCTTTAAAATCCTTTTTCTGTAGTCAGAGACCACAGATTCCCATGAATAATTATCTCTTAAGAAAATAGATGAATTCATAGTCTTGCTTAAAACTTCATCATAGTTATTAACTACATACATCATTTTATCACATAAATCATCAATTTTTGGGTCTGCCCATTCACCATTGCAATAAATACCGAATTGACCAGATGATGTCAGAGGGGCGCTCAATGGCACTGAGAGGTGTGCAAATTCAGTGCAGGCCGTTTCATTAGTACAAATGGTAGGAATACCACAAGCAATAGATTGAAAAGGAGACATCCCCCAACCTTCGCCCTTTGTTGGGTACACAAAGCAATCAACCGAGTTTATTAAATCAGCCAAATCTTCTTCACTTAAGTAATCTTCTATTACTTTAATTTGCTCATTCTTACCCAAAGCATTATCGCCATTAACAAAGTATCTAGCGTCAGGAGTTCCTCTACTTTTTAAAATTAACTTGTATCTATCATTATTTTTAAACAATTTTAAAAATGCATCTACAACAAGCTGGGTATTCTTCCTAGTAGACGGGCTACCAATGTGTAGGAACGTGAAGTCGTTATTCTTTTTCTTACGATTTGGATAAAAAATATTAGTATCAACGCCAAGATTAAAAGCAAACACTGGCACTACAACCCCGCTATTTATAAAACAGTTCTTAGCCCAGGCTGATGTTGTCCATATTTCATCACATTTATTCATTTCAACTACCCATTCAGGTGGCAGCATAGTTGTTTCCCAATAAGTGAAACCAACAACATAATCGCCATTATAACTATAATCACATGGCAAACAATTGTTTATTAGAATTGAAGAGCGGTCAGGTTCTGGTATGAACTGTATACCAGAATTAATATTTACAGATATACTTTTAACATTATGATCAGAAACACAAATATCCTCAAGACCAACGACTTTTACGTCTTTTAGTCTTGAGGATATATTGTCAGATGCATACGTATAACCGTCAGCTAGATTGCTCGCTAATTTTCTCCAGTAAATCATCTTTATTTTCAACAACCTTATAAAGCTTAATAGAACCTAAATCAGAAATTAAAATATCTGACTCTTCTACTTTTTCAATCTCTATTGACATTATACCCCCTTTCCTGACTAATATTTTAATAAAAACTATTTTTCAATGGAAAATGCAATAGGTATTTTAGAATCTTTTGACTCTTTCTTCAAAACATCTAGAGGGTACCCATGATTTTTAGTGAATTCAACTCTATAGTTAAACCAGCCAATGATGCCATTCCAGAATTTATCATCGGTTGAGTCTCTTAATTCCATTAATTCTTCATCTGTGAGCAGGAAACTAAGGACACCTAAAGGCATATATACTGTCAGGTTATAATTCTGATCTTTATCAGAAGCATACTGCTTCAATAAACTCTGGTAGTCTTCAACAATTCTTTTCACTGCTGGACCACCATAATGATCAAGAGAACCATTTTCGTTTCTAATCCTTGGGCAATAGTCATCAACATTAGTTATTGTGCCAAACGATCTACAAACCAGTGGTCTAAACCCATAGATGGTACAACCACCTTTATAGAAAGCACAATGTCTTTTAGTTTCACCACCAGGCTTATAGGTCTCATCATGCATCGCATCTTTTAACGCGTCTATGACAGACATAATCCACTTATCTGCTTCATCTTCGCCAGAGTTTTCCATTTTTAAATAATATTCTTGACGAATATGAAAGGCAATACTGGCGCATTCCATCATTGGAATTGTTAAGCCAATCTTGCAGCAACCACCAGAGCCAAGACATTTGGATTCAGTAGCATTCTGCTTTGCTTCTAGAACCCTGATTTGATTATAGATCATATCTAGGTGAGCAAAAGTTGTAATGTCTTTAATACTTACATTTCTTCTCATTTAAATTTACCTTTCTTTTTCAAAGCATTAGCTTTCTGCATTTCTCTTCTCTTTCTTTCAACTAACTCTTGCATAGGAGATTTAGGTCGACGATTAGACGTACTTTTAAGATTACGACCCTTGCCTCTATACTTCAATAAATCATACTTTTTGACCCAGTTATATAAAGCTTGAGGACTTAACTCAACATTATAATTCTTTTGCAACAACTTACAAATATCTGTAAGATTCATACGCCTTTTAACGTACATTTCGTATAAAAATTCTTTATCTTTATAAGGTTCTAAAGCCATTAGATACTCCATACCATAAACCGATACCAATGGCATCAGTAATGTCACTATCTACAACAGTCGTATCAAAATCTGGGAATACGTTATTCAATATTGTTCTGACGCGCTGTTTTCTTTCATCAGATAATCTTTTTTGTATTCCTTTTTCACCGTACTTATCCTTCAAGTCTTTAGTGTCTTTCTTTGTAAGGTTTTTATAGCCGATACCTGACTTCCATTTTAAAGGATTAACGTCTTGAACTATCTTACAGTAGTCATCCAACTCACCCCATGTAAAACCAATTATATAAGACAAAATACGGCTTGCTTGAAAGTTTTGTATAAAAATAGATTGCTCAATAACTGCTACATCAGGCTTATACTTGTCACAAATCAAAGGCATTTCTTTTTTAATTTTAGAAAATTTGTTAGAAATCTCAGGGATAAGAGAGTAATCAATCTTACCGCAAGCAACTATTGTTATACCTTTCTTATTCATATCAAGAACAGCCCAGGCTAAAGAGTGAGAAGCTGGGTCTAAAGAGATAACACGACATGACTTCATTGTGGACAGCATTGAGGAAACAGTCATAACATCTCTTTCCTAATTTTTTGCTCATCCCAACCCCAAGAAACAAGTCGTGCAATATATCTTTCAGTTTTACACCTTTCGCATATTTTTTCTTTGTTATATCTTGACAAGATTGTTGAACAATCTTCAGTAATGCAAATTCTTTTCTTAGTTTTATTTGATTTATCAGTATAATACTTTTCAAGCAGTTTCCTGTTGGTAACTACTTTTCTACACTCTGATGAACAATAAATGCCGTTGTAAGTCTTGGGGACAAAACTTACAAGGCATTCATCATTAGCACAAAAAATCTCTTTAAAAAGGTTCGTGCTCTTCTTTCTTGCTTCCATTCGTACCTGACCAGCATTGAGAATACAGATCGCATGAACCACAATTTTTAGATGTCATTTTGTATGGTTGATCAGGGATCGTATTCTCTGTGAAGTTTTTATAAAACTTCCTGTATTTCGTAAATAATTTGTCAATAAAAGCATCATCTCTATCAATCAAGATTGGTAGAATTTGTTGATTATTTTTATTTTCATAAATAACAAAAGCTTGTGGTAGATCTAGGCAGCGCATATAGATTTGTGCTTGCCTAACATGATCATCCTTTGGCTTCTTATAAATTCTCCTATATTCAAAACCTTCCATTGAGATTGACTTTATCTCAATAAGCTTTCGCCCGTAGAAGTCAATTATACCATCAGCAGTGCCTTCAATGGGCGGATCATCATAAGTTACTGGGATTTCCTCTCCAACAAGAATACCCATATGATTCAAGTAACTATAAATACGTTCGTGAACTTTATGCCCATTATCAAAGATACG